GAAAAGGTTTAGGAGATTGTGATACAGAATTTCAATTAAAAACAGGGCAATTTGACTTAAATAAAAAAACTGTAAATAATACTATGGAACAATCTTTTTCGGAATATAAAAATTATCCATTAATTGATTCAATTAAAGAGTCTGTTACAAATAGTGCATATGTTATTGAAGATGATGCTATGAAAGGTTGGCAACGCGGAGGCATGAGTGCACGAGAATTTGCACGTAACCAAGATAATAAGCAATAAATAATTAATAATATAATAATTAATAATATAATAATTAATAATATTTAATAAATATTTAATAATATTATTAATTATTTAATGTCATCAAATACTAATACTTTAAATAATTATTATAATAATCTAGAAAATATAAACTATAATAGTGAATTTTTATGTACATATAAAAGTATGGAAGAAGAATATTCTAAAAATTTATGTTACCAAATACAAATACTACAAGCATTAAATATTAGTAAATATGATGATACTATTGTATCAAATCATATTGAGAAAATTTACTATTTTTTAAAAAATTATTATGAAATTGATATTATTTTATTAGCATTAAAAGAAAAATATAAAAATTCAAGTATCTCTTTTTTTATAGAAAATAATAATTCGGCATTATTTCAAATGTTATTTAGTTATGATTATTTTGATATTTTTCATAAATGCTTGTGCCAATATTTAATAAATAAAAAACTTAAAAATGATATAGACATTGCTAAGAAGTATTTTAATGAATTAAAAGACATTGTAATAGCGTAAATTATTTTTCAGGGTTTTTTTCCTTAATTTGTATCTTTTATTTGTATCTTTTATTTGTATCTTTTATTTGTATCTTTTTATTAATAGTACCAAATAATTTTAAAATACACAAAATTTTATTATGTATTAGTATAATAAAATTTGGTATAAAAGTATATGGGTTTTTTATATACCATAATTATATCATTACCCTGATATAAAATTTACCCCCTTTCCTATTAAACAACATATTATTCTTTAATATAACTACTTGTACAAAGTTTTTTTATTATTTTATCATCATTATCTTGCTTATTATTTGCTATTGCTACTAACGCGTGTGTATAATAATTTTGTTTATTTTCATTATTTTGAAAATCTGGATTTTCCTTTGTCCATTTACTTAGAGCATAAAATTGTTTTGTTGATACATCCTTTATAACTCTTTTAATTTTTTCTTTATTAATATCCTTTTCCCAATTGTCATCATCTTTTATATATAATGATTCGCGTTTTAAATCAGTACAATGAATGGGTCGTTGATATAGTCCTAATTTATTCATATTTTCTATAATTACATTACTTAATCCATTTACTAGTCCATTATGTTTGGTATAATCCAATTGTTGTAAACTAACTTCTATGGATTTAATAAAATCACTCATATTAATAGCATCTTTACATTTTTCATTTAAAAAAACTTGAATATTAAATTTTTGATTTGTTGTTGTAATATTATTTCCCACTTTTGGAATTAATTCTTTTATTGTATTAGTCAATTCTTTAATTTGATTTTGTTGTTGTTTTACTACTTCTAATATTAATTCTTTTGATAACATTAATTGATTATTTAAATTAACGTTATTTTCATGATCAAAACAAGTTTTTTTATGTCTATATAATCCCGATGGGTATTTATATGTTTTTTTACACATTGAACACTCGTATTGCGTCTGGGGTTTTTTGGGGTTTTTTTGTATCTTATTTGTATCATTTTCCCTATTTTTATGCTTTTGGGTTGATAAATGTCTAACATAATCTTTTTTATTAGACGATATAAAGTCACAACAAACACAACTATAATTTTGGGGTTTTTGGGGTAAAATTTGTGTATCCATTATATACCATTATATGATATATAAAAAAACCCCTAAATAATTTTTAATAAAAATTTAATTTTTATAAAATTTTATGCTCATAGTTTTTAAAGATAAAAATTTGGAATTTACATCTTAAAGGTGTAAATCTGTTTTTTTTAGAGACACATTTTTCTTTTTTATAAAAGACCTAAAAATTATAAAATTGGACATTTATAAATGTCCATTTTTCAAAAAAATTTTGAAATTTATTTTCTCAAAATTTATATACTATATATTTTATTTATACTAACAAATAATTATATAGTATATAATTAATTTAAACCATGAATGTATTTATTGAGGAACATCAAATTTTTTAATGTTTATCTCATATTTTGTTTTCTCTCATATTTACTATTTTTTGAATTATTATTTCAAATTATAAAATTTAAAATAATAATTTAGATTATATAATAATATGACTTCAACAAGAAATAAAAATACTCAATTGAATTACAATTTAGAAAAATCTAACACCGAAAAATTATTGCGCGAAAATCTGTATTTGCACTCATCATCAGGAAGACCTATCAGTGAATGCATTCCTTCATTAGGATACATGCCAAGTCATTTATCTAGAGAAGCATTATCTAGTAATTCTATAGATATTGAATCACAATTAAGAGGAATAGGTTCAACTAATTTAGAAACTCCTTGTGAAGTTATTATGCCAAATATTACAAATTTAGAATTTAAAGATTTTTTTGAGAGACAACAACATATTATAATGCCTTATCCCATGGTGTATGAAACTAATCAACGACCAATATTATCATAATTAATATTATATAAAATATATATTTTATATATTTTATAATAAACAAAAAAGTTTTTATACTATTATGCTCATAAAAATTTACCCTTACCTTTTGAAAATATTACAGTAAAAGGAGTTTTTTTTATATTAGTACAATTAGGATCGTTTATAGTATTATTTATAGTTACCACATTATTTAGCGTGGTATTCTTATTTATACAATCTTGTGATAATTTATTTCTACTATTAGATTTAACTATATTTGCAAAATTTTGTTTTTTTAATGAATTTGATGAATAAATTCTATTATTTTTAACCGAGTCATGCTTTATTGCGTTTTGTTTAACAGCAACCTTATCGCAATTATTAGTAATACAAGTATCATTTATTTGATATTGATTAATAAATCCTCTACCATTTATAAAATTAGGATCATATGGTTCAATAGATAATAATTTTGGAATGTTATTTAATCCAACAAGACCTTGTATCATTTTTCTTGATAAATTACTGCCATTTTTTGCCGGTATAAAGGCAGCATTTGTTGTTGATGTACGTGCTCCAGTGCCACGATATTGCTCAATTGCTTTTGATAATGTATCAATTGTAGAGTCAAATTTTATTTCTATATTATTATTTGGATATCTAAAACGTTGATCTGGGTCATTAATAGGATCATGATAAATATAAACACAATCTACATTGGTAAAATCACTTCCCCCAGTAGTTACAACAAAATTAGCAAACCTAATACTATAAAAGTTTAATATTTCAAAAGCATAATTAGTACTTGTTAAATTTAAAGATGCTCCATTTAAATATATATCCAATTCATTAAATATATTAAAAATTTTATTATAATTAAATCTTAAATCATAATTAATTGGAGAAGTTAGTAATATGTTATTATTTTTATCATCATCTCGCAATTGTTTTATATTTAATAGTTTTATTTCATCGTCATTAGTTATAGTAAAATCATTTACGTCAGAATCTCTTATAAAATTTTTAAATTTTACATTTATTGCCGAATTTACTTGCTCATAACTTATAGAATATATATCACCACTTCTACTATTTATTTTTGCTAAGTTTTTAAAACTATTTTTAAAATTATTATTAGTTAAAGCATTAAAATAAGTTGTTAAATTTATATTAAAAACCTTACCTAGTTGAGTTTTTATATTATTATATAATATAATATTGTAGTTCATTGTATTATTTATATTGTGACTATTATTGGTCTTTATATAATTTAAACAAATATCGAGTAAGTAATATTTATTCAGATTTGGTATAATAGATTTTAATTTAAAATTTGTGTTAATATTATTTGTGTTTATATTTTTCTTCAATGTAATAATTGATTTTTGTTTAGAATTAGTAGAAAAATGAGCATGATTGTATATATCATGTTGTGTAATTCCTGTTAAGCGATTACCAAGTCCTAAAAATACCGTATTGGAAAAATCATGCTTCAATATTTTATTTTGATTATTAAAACTTATAGTTCTATGATATAAATTACTACTATAATCTAATACTTTCACATTCTGAAGATATATATTTTTTAACCCAAATATAATTTTACTATTTTTTTTTATATTTTGTATAATGTTTAAATTGTTAGTTTTAATTAAAAAAGTACTAATAGTATTAATATTATTTATTGAACTAGAAGTATAAGTTGAACTAAAATCATAATAATTTACATGTTTAAAATCTAACGTAAGTTTATTATAAGATAATATATTATGATTTATAGGATATAAAGTATTTTGTTCTAATTTAGTAAAACTATTGTCAGTTGTAAAAATAGTAGTACTACTTCTACTAGCATTATCAATTAATAGTCTAGTAAAATTTGACTGTTCAAAATTTATAACACTAGAACTATCTATTGTTGTATTAATAAAAGAAAAATCATTAGTAACACTAGTAATAGAATATTTTATGTTAGCATAATCTGATTGTGTTGTATTTGAATATTTAGAATACAAATAATCACGAATATTTATTTGATACATATCAGAATTACTAAAATAATAATTTAAATGAAATCTATAACGATTATAACTTGTATCATTATTAGTAGTTAAAGAATTATATATATTATAGGGGTCAATGTTATTTTTTCCAAAAAATGTATTACTTAAATCATTAAATAAATAATTATATGAATTATCATAAGTGTTTACATTTTTTACAAATAATATTTTACCATTTTTATTATTGGATGAATCAAAAATAAATTTCATATTATTTTTTATATTATTTTGACTAATTAAGCAACAACTAGTACTAGTAGTAGTAGAACCACTAATATTAATAACTTTTCCACTCAATAATATTCTATTTTTATAAGTATTATTACTATTATCCAAACTTTGTAAAAGTTTTTGCCAACTAATATCAGTATTATTATTACTTAAATCACTAATATTTGTTTTTATATATAAAAGACTTCCACCATTACTTGTATCAATAATATTATTTGTTAAAATAATATAGTTGTTTTTGGCATTTATAATAGAAGTCATAGTTATAATATATTTATATTTATAACTATGAATATTTAAATTATTATATGAAATTATGAAAAATATAAAAATATATATATTTATGTTAATACACTTGTATCATTAAAATACCAATGTGTAGACAAATATTGTGGTTTTGCTTTCTCAATATTACTATTTTTCTTAATTTTAAGATTAGGTCCTCTAGCAGTTACTGAATCAATTTCTAAAGTTCCAACAGCATAATTATAATATTTTAAATCTGATAAATTACCGGAAAATCCACCATTATAATTTACATACAAATTATCATAGTTTTGCTTAACAATATTAGATAATTTATGGCGTTTTGTTAAAGTTCCATTTATATATATATCACATATATTTTGTGATGTAACTCGTATAATAACACCTACCCATTTTTTAATAGGTATAGCATCTACATATATATCATCATAATATGGTTTATTTACACTTTCATTATTGTGGAATACATTTAATCTTACTAACATTCCTAAAACAGGATAGTTAATCATTAAAGCATCACTATAATTTTTCTTGCCATTATACAAATATACACCTGGAGCATTATTTGGTCCAAATAAACCACTACCTCCTTCACCTTGTGAACTTGGTGAAGAACCTTTATTGAAAACATGTTTGTAATCTATAGCTTCATTATAGTTTACATCATTAATATATATCCAAAATGAATATGTAAATTCAACACCTCCATATTCGTTTACACTTCTTAAAATAGGGATAGTCGTTTTTTGTCCCATGTGTTGACTAATAGTCAGTGCTTCTGTAGCGTCTTTCATTCCGCTTATTAAAAATGGTGTTTCTGATGGAGATAAAAAATAATATACCAGTTTACTTCCAATATAAAATAATATTGAGAAAAAAATCAATACTCCTAGCAAGAAAGTTCCTCTAGCAATCATAGTATTTGAAGATAAAAATTCACTAAAATTTCCAAATTTTTTTTGTGTTTCATATGGTATTATTGTGTTAAAATAATTATTAATATTTTGTAATACTCCTCCGTTAGAATTCATATTATTTATATATAAATAATATAAATAATATAAATAATATAAATAATATATTATTTATATTTTATTATATTTTATTATATTTTATTATAATTAATCATATTTAAATTTGAAAGCTTCCTTTTTCTTGATTATATTCTAAAAAGCTTACTTTTAAGCTATATTTATTAAATAATGATTGAGCCAATGATGCGTTAATTCCGTCTTTATAAAAATTATAAGCATCTTGAGGATTACAAGAATCACTTAAATAGCGAACACGGGTTATAAAACCCTCAAAACCAACATTAGTACTATTTATATTTCCTAAATATATATTTTTTAAGGTTGTTGTATCATAATAATTTTTATATAATCCATGTAATATAAATGAATTTCTTAATTTACCATCTAAATATACATCTAATGTTCGACCATCGACACTTATTGTTAAATTATTCCATTTTTGAACTGCAACATTAGGTATTTTATATCTAGAATAAATTGTTTGATCCGGTTGAGAAGTTGGGCCTGCTCTGTCTTGGAAACATTCAATATCTATAAATAAATTATTTTCATATTTGTCTAATGCTATATTAATATTTTTAGGAAATGTTGTTCCACTGGCCGGTGTTGGTTTTACTACTTTTGTACTAATACCAGAAAGATTATTTACTAAATCAGAAACTGTTGTTGAAGAAGGACTATTAGCAATAAATAAAATATTTTTCTCTTTTCCAATCTCATTACCCCAATTATCTATGTAAAACCAAACACTCAATGTAAAATTTGATGATGTAGTTTGGGGAATATCTTTGGCAACTATTATATTAGTATTAGATGATGCTTCTGTAGTATTTGTTGCTAATGTTGATGCTACACACATTCTATCATAAATTATATTTGTTTTGAAAAATATATTGTTCAGTCCCCACAATAATACTAAAACTAGAATTACTAAAATAATTATATTTATAACACTCATTATAAAATATTAATATATAAAAATATTATAAGTTTTTAATTTTATTTTAGTTTTTGTTTAGTTTTGTTTTGTTTTGTTTTGTTTTGTTTTGTTTTATTTTATTTTATTTTTAATTTTGTTTTTTATATTTTTCTAAATTATATATTATTATTTTTGGTTAAACTATATAAAAATTGTATTGAGTCAGGAGTTTTTATTTTATCAAAATAAAATATTTCTTTAATACTTCCATGTATTCCATCATGTTCACCAATAGTTACGCTATCACCTACAAAGTAAGGTGTTACATTATTTTTAGAACCTACTAATTTACCATCAATAAAAACATCTATATTATTATTTTCATAATTAATAACAAAATATAACCATTTTTGATGTTTAACACTAGTCATTTCATATATAGTATCTAGTTGATCTGATTTATTATTTATTGTTCTTGATTTTATAATAATTTTTCTAGAGTTTCCATTATAATATATAACTGGTTTAAATCCATAATTAAATAGTTCAGTATCTTTTGTATAAGCAATAGATGTGTTTGTTGGTTGTGGATTTATATAAATATAAAAACTTATACTATAAGTATAATTATATGGAAATTTGTTATGAATTTTTGAAGAATCATAATATTTGGTTCCTATATTATATTGACCATTTAAATCATTTTTAAACATTTTGAAATCATACCCTTTGGTATTATCGGAAATGTTATTTTTGATACTATTATATTCATTTTTGACAACATCTTCATTTGAACTATTTTCACTTGAACTATTTTGAGTAGTAGCGAAGTTTGATTTAAAATTTGATAACATATTATTTAAATTATTAGTTAGTGATGTATTTTCCAAATTAGAACTATTAAAGTTTGGTAAAGCAAGATTAGAAGTAACATTTTTGTCCAAGTTTTGATATTTTCCTAAAGTTTTCTTTTCATTTAAATAAAAAGGGCCTTCTCCGCCTAAAAGGTTATTTTTATTATGTTTTGCTAAATAACTAAATAATAGAGGCAATAAAAATATTAATATTATTAATATTAATAATATGAAAAATAATAAATAAATAGAAGAAGGTGTTAATTTAATATCTTCATTTATTTCATCTACCAATATAATTAGCAAACAAGGAATAAAAAATATTATATTTTTTAATAGAGTTATTGAATCTTGAAAAAAATTCTTTTTAGGTTCTTCACCACTTTTAGATTTTTCATTACCTACTTGTATAGAAAACATTTGTGCTATAATAGCAAAAATAACAATAATTATTAATATTCCTAATATATTTTGTGTAATATTGAAAACACAATTATTGGTTTTGTGTAAATATAATATAAAATTTATTGTTAATACTGGAAATAATATTATTAAAAATAATAGTCCAACATATTTATACATATTAATAAAACTAGTATCGGGTTTAATAGTATTATAGTTGTTATAATTATGTTTATAAACATAAAATAAAAAAGTATATATACTAAATGCTACTAAAAATAACCACATAAATATTTCATATTTAGTATTTTTTATTTTGAAAATATTTTGCATTTCATTAAGATAATAAAATAGTCCCAATATTAGTAATAATATTGCTATTATGTAAGAATAATAATATTTATCTGTACTAGGCATTGGTGGTACCAAATGCCTTGCATACATTTGACTATCTATGAATTTTTTCATAAATTCCTTTGCCTCAGCAACCATAAATAATATATTACATTAGCATTATATTATTTATAAACTCAATATTTGTAAACTCAATATTTGTAAACTCAATATTTGTAAACTCAATATTTGTAAACTCAATATTTATTTACAAATTTTCAAAAGCTGTTTTTTTTCCATGGCAATCTCTACATAGCGCTTCTAAATTGTCAATATTATTTGAACCTCCATATTCTAATTTTTTTACATGATCTACTTCAAACCATGCCGGCAATTGTTTTTGACAATGTTTACAATGCCAATTTTGTGAAGCAGCTACATATTTTTTTTTTGTTTCACTAACACTTCTTTTTGTTGATATATTTCCTGAAGATAATATTTTTTGTTGTTGCTTAGACAAATAGTTTTGATTATTATTTATTGAAGTTAATAAATTTTGTGATAGTTGATTATTAACAGGACTTGAAAAATTATAATTATTATTTAATTCATTTGTTATTGATTTAGATGTCAAATCAATAATAGGAGTTATAAAACTTGCTGTATTTCTATCAATTGGTAAATATTTTATATAACTATTGGCATGAGTAACAATTTCTTTATAATTGCTGGGATTTTTCTTAATAAATAAATATATACACAAACCTATAAAAGCAAATAAGGCCATTTTGTAATATTTTTGATATTGTTTGAGTTTATTAATTAATTTTCCTTCAAAATATGTATTTGCTAATACAAAAATAGTTATAAAAAAAATTATTAATTCTAGTTTCATAATATTAATATTTTATATATAAATATATTATTACTAGAATAATTACAATTATTAAAGCACCAAAAATATATTTTTCTTTATTTTTGCGTTCATCATTTTTTTTTATTTCTTTTAATTTGTAATGTTCATAATATTTATTTAAAGCATCATAATATGTTAATTCGGGTTTACCTAAATAACTATTAATTTTATTGTGTATAAAATGAACCCATTTTGAAAGTGATTCTCGTGAGTCTAAATATGGTGTCACAGGATATGCGTCTAAAAATTTACTAAAAACACCTCCTATATCAGGAACTGGCAAAAAAAGAGGTAAGTTTGTTATAAAGTCATAATATTTTTTTTTTGTACATTCATTAATATGTAATGGATAAGATAAAGCAATTGTATATAATACAAACCAATAATGAGGACCCCATATAATAGGATTAAATATATGGTTTGTACTATTCATAATAAAATTTTAATATATATAAAATTTTATTATATTAAATTTTATTAGTGTTTACTTATTTGAATTTAGTAAATTATATAAAAACATTGTTCTTAGTTATATTAACTAACAAACAATGAATATAAAAAAACAATATTTTTGCAATAATTGTGGAAAATTAGGACATTTATTTCATCAATGTAAAGTACCTATTACTAGTATAGGTATTATTCCCATTAGAATAGTTAAAAAATACAATGCCTCTCTAAATAAATATGAAAACTCAATTGAGCTATTAATTATTAAACGTAAAGACACATTATCATTTGTAGATTTTATGCGTGGAAAATATTCTATTGAAGATAAAAATTATATAAAAAATTTATTAAATAATATGACTACAAATGAGAGAAATTACATATTAAATAATGATTTTGATACAATATGGCAATATTTATGGAATTATAATACAAATAATTCATATAAAAATGAAGAAAGAACTTCAAAAATCAAATTTACAAATTTAAAACAAGGTTATGTTAATATTTTAGAAAGTTATGATTTAAAATCTTTAATTGATCTATGCGATAAAAATTATGAAGAACCTGAATGGGGATTTCCAAAAGGACGACGGAATTATCAAGAAAAAGATATTATATGTGGACTAAGAGAATTTGAAGAAGAAACAGGTTATAATAAAAATGATATTATACTAATTAATAATATTGTCCCATACGAAGAAATTTTTAGTGGTTCTAATTATAAATCATATAAGCATAAATATTTTATTGGTATTATTGTTGATAATAATCAACCAAAAAATAATTATCAAACATATGAAATTACTGAAATTAAATGGATATCAATAGATAATATAAATAATTATATTAGAGAATACAACTATGAAAAAAAAAAAATAATAAATTATTTAAATAAATTATTAAAAAGTTATAAACTATATATTTAATATATAACTATGAGTAATATTATTAAGAATACATTAAATCAAGGAGACATAGTTACTATATCAGAGTCTTTAACAAAAGATGACGAAGAGCAAGCACCAAAACAAGAAAGTCTTCAAGAAGAAGGTGAAGAAGAACAAGAAAGTGTTAAAGAAGAAAGTGAAGAAGAACAAGAAAGTGTTAAAGAAGAAAGTGAGCAAGAACAAGAAAGTGTTAAAGAAGAAAGTGAAGAAGAACAAGAAA